TCGGCACTAACCCCCCTTTTGGTTGCCCTGTGTTAAGCACCTGAGAGGTAGTAATAAATAGGGTTTTGAACATTTTGGAATTGAAAAACGCCCCTTCAAACCTTTGCCCTGACATTCTCATTACTTCTTTAAAAATCCACATAACATGTATTGCAGGTGGGCAATAGTAGAAGTTATAAGCCCCATCTATTAAGGTATCTCCTCCATATTCAGCCACTGGATATAAGTATCCTGTATTATAATTATCCTCGCGGTCTCTGATAGTCTCTATTGCATAAGCTTGAGAAGTACTTGTTATTACATCTGCATTTTTACTATGGTTCAACTTATTTCCTATTATATCGGATAACTTATACAAGTTTAACCAATGATATACATCTTTCGTTTCCTCGTGAAAAGCGAATTTGTATGTATCATTATACACCCCCATAAGGTAGCCCTTAGCGTGTCGTACAATTGGCACCCCCTCCACAAGTACTTCTACTTCCTCGTAAGCTCTTTGAGGTCGTCCACTTACACTACCTACCATACCTGCATAATCGAATATCTCATTATTGTTGGTACTCATAGGTAGGTACATAACATCTGAGCATGAGAATTGCCGTGTGTCAAATGAAAAGAAATTAGCACATTGCATATTCCAAGTAAACTCATCATTGAGCAAGTCGGCTTCTTGCCCATCTATAATTAATCGTATCATCTTTTTGTTATTATTTGTTGTAATCTGTTCTCTACGTTCTGCCTAATAGTCTTGTAATATAGGCTGTAAAATACTACATTGTAAGGTAATGCTTCTATTTGTTCGTATCTCAGGACATCACCTTGCGCCATTGTGTCAATAGTGGCAAGGTCATTGAATGGCTGTAACTGCTCGGCTCCTGCTTGTTGTAGTTGTGCTTCGTATGGGCTTGGTTCTCCTTGGAAAGCCTTATACTCTTGTTCGAGAACTCGCTTCACTTCATTAGTTAGATGCTTGATACACGCATAAAAGCGATACACATTCATTCTTGATGGGTGCTTTATCTTATATACCTTCTTGAATGCTTCTGCAACTTGAGAGAGCTCCCCGCTGCTCATTAGGTCTATTATCTCTCGCACTTCTCCCCACGTGAGGTCTGTTATATGTTCTATACCATGCTTTTTCTTCCACCTCCAAAAGCCTCGATAAAAGAAAGGCAAAGGCTTAACCACTTCTAATAATAGAGTAGTTTCCTTTTGCCTTTCAGTTGGCATGAGTAGATATTGTAGTAGTGTCATCTGAATATTGGTTTAAATGTCTTTTTCGGTTTTAAGTCAAAGTATTCTCGCATGAGTATCATGTCACGATAATCAGGGCTTCGTCCTATGTTCTGTTTTATCGTATCCTTGTTAATCACTGACAGCCTTTGCCCGTCCTTATTGTCACTTTTGATTTGCTCCAACTCTTCTATAATACGCTCTTTTGTCTTCTCTGATAGCTCAGCACTAATATATATGCCATTATTATTGATACGCTCGGCTAACTTGTACAAGCATTGTGTTTGCAAATTCTTGTAGCTGGTAGCTTGTCCATTCTCATCAAGAGGGGAACTATTGTTCTTAAATCCAACAATACCCGTGTTATCTACTACCCCTCCTCCTACACCATCCTCGTCAGCGATACAATTCCCCTTGGGTATGTTATACCTCATTCTAAGGGTGTGTATAAGCCCTTGTACCTCAGTCATTGCTGATATAGCTAATGTGTGTACCTCTATTAACTCCCATCCCTTCCATACACCTATAACACACAAGTCAGAGCCGAAGCGTGCAATATCCGCAGATAGGAACATTTCCTTATCTATGGGTATTTGGTCATTCTTAAAAATAGCCAGTATCTTATCATAGTCACATAAAGCGTTAGGATCATCATCATACTCCCATAGCCCATGCAATAATCGCTGTTTCTCTGCCCCCCGCAATGTACTTTCTAAGTTCTGAATATATTCTTTTGGTAACATCTTATTGTCATAAGGAAGGGCCTGAATAAATGCCCTTCTCTTATCAAGTGTACCATCTTTGTAAGGCGTGTAAAATTCCTTATATAGAAAGTTCTTAGAAGGATTGGCTGTGATGAGTAATTTACCTTTCAAGTTATACTCTCTATTCTTCCATCTTCCAATTGATATTTTAAGATTCGAATAACTATCATAATCAAACTCTCCTCCTTCTTCTATCCATCCACGGGTAAATTGCATTGACCCTAATCGTTGGTATTGTGGATCACTTGGCAAGTACCTACAATCTAATAACAACACTCTTGAGCCGTTGAATAGTTCAAAGTAATTATCCTGCCCATTGTACTTATATGCTTCTTGCGGTATACTCCAGCTATTCAGTACCTCATGAATGCTTGGTATGGTAAATCGTCTCAAGTCATTCAATTGCTTACGAGCGATAAAATACTGTGTGTTTGGGTACATAAAAGCATCGGCAAATATCAAAGAGCAACCAATAAAAGACTTTCCTCCTCCCTTGGCTCCTCCATATAGCACCTCGTCAATATCATCATTAGCCCATGCTTTGCCACATTCTTTTTGTTTGCTGTTTCCGTTACTGTTAAACTCAAGTACTACATTTCGCATAGGTGATTATTTAATTATTATTCCCGTCACTTGGAAAGGTTGTAAGTCTTTACCATCCTTACCCGTTACCTCCTGCTTACTTCTCAAGTTCCAATCATCAAACTTTCTTTCAATTATCCAAGCATACTTCTGCCATTTATCATCATCACTTTGGAGCTTCTTAAATAAATTCTTTTTTTGAATAGTAAGTGCTTTTTTATAAAGGCGCAAAAAATCAAAATATAAAGGGTCTTTTACGCCTCCAGCTTTCCAACTTTCAAATGTTCTATCTGCTACTTGTTGCTTTTCCTCCACTAAATCATTAGTTAGCATTCTTAACTCATCATCTGTTAGAATAATGGCGTTAATATCTTCATTTACTACCTTCTTAAATGCTTCTATCCAAGTAAGGAGCTTTGATGGTCTTCCTCTTGTCTTTTTGGTTTCTGTACTTGATTTAGTTTTTTTCATAGAGTATATAATTTAACAATGATTATTGTATATAATTTTTTTCATCTCTTTTTCGATAATATCCTTAAACTCCTCAAAGGAATAGCATACAGCGTAAGTATGTCCGAGGGTTTCGGCAATTTTTTGAAAGTCTTTTTGATTGTCTGTTTGTTTATTGCCCTTAACTTTCATCTCAATATACAAGCTCTTCCCTTGTGGGAGGAGTACTACCAAGTCGGCAACTCCTGCGAGTACTCCCTCAGCTTTGAGGCGTTGTGCTTCGCGTACATTTCGACTGCCACCATTAGGGACGGCGTATATCACGAGGTTAGGATACTGGAGCCTAAACCATTTCACACAGGAGGTTTGTAGGGTGCTTTCTTGGTGTTTCATAGGGGTACATTACTTTTTATTGTCACTTTAAATTTTTTGTCCTTGTACTCTTTTTTGAATCGTCTTATAATTCTTCTCAAAAAGACAAACCCAAAGACTTTTTCTACTTGAATAACTATCTTACGAGTTACCATAGATAAATTTTTAGGAGCAAATTCAAAATCCTTAAGGTATTGTATTTTTTTTAAGGCTTCGTCTTTAGTTATCATTCCTAAGTCATAATTCATAATATGACCTATTACATACATAGCAAGTTGTCCATAACATCTGAATAATGGAACTGAGTTGTTATACTCTACATCAGCGCAAAAAGCATATACATCTTGCGGGTCAATGTTTAGTGTTTTTAGTAATCCTTCGTATGATTTCATCTCCTCTGTTAGGTTAATACACTTATCTGCTTGCTCGTTCTTATCACAGATAAAATCTTGAGGAGTGGTCTGTCCTCCGAATATATCATTTATCATATTGGATACATTCTCCGCTGTGTGATAGTCATTCTTTGACTTCATTAAGGATTGATGTAGGCATCGCTGACTATATAAGTGAGCGTGCTTAATAAGGAGAAATGCTTTCATTATACGAAGACTCCTTTTTAACTGTCTGCTGTTCTTGTCCTTTATTTTAGGGGTTATTACATTTGTTCTCATTAGGCGGCTTTGTAGTTAATTTATTAAGGCTTTAGGTGTGTATTCTTTAAAATGTCTTATTACTTCTTGTATTTCTTCTTTATTAAATTTAAACCATTCTCCTGCTATATTATTCTTTGAATATTTAGCATGTAATTCTTCTTCAATATCTTTATCTATAGAAATTAATAATTCTATGAATGGATTTGCAGTCTTTAAACTTTTTAGTCTTGTGCCAATGTCTTTACTTTTCCCTATTTTGTAAGTATTCCCTTTAGATTTTAAAAGATAGGTTTTAAAAGTATTATCGTTTTTTTCTTCATATTCCTTGTATGAATAAGGAAGTTTATATATGATTTTATTATAATCATTAAAGTTTTTGTATATCTCAATTCCAAAAGCACACTCTAAACCAAAGAAAGATAAAAAAGAACTCAAATCAACCCCTAACATCCATATATCATTATCTCTAATATAGTAGTAGGTTTCTTTTAATAGTTGAGAAAAATCATCTTCCAATGATAAATCTATCACATTTATATTTCTTTGGTCTTCTATATAATCCTGAATGGTTTTCTTAGTCAAACCTAATTTAATCAATTGTTTATGTAAATGACTCGCATTAAAAGAGAGGTCGTCAATATTTTGTATCACTTTAACCCCCTTGATTGTTCTTGTTATGTAGCCATTTTTGAAAAATCCATCCTTAGTACGCTGGATAACATCAAAGTTACCCATTTTACGAATCATGTTTTGGTTTGTCTTCATAA